CCACAGCATCCGTGATCATTACTGGCATCGGTCCAAGCTGATGGCGGGAACGTTCGGATGGAAGAAATCCCTGCCCCTCATGATTCCCACACACGAGGTGGGCTACGGATTCGACGAGCATTTCTTGGCAACGGAAGTCTATGATCGGATCAAGTCAGATCTCCTCGTTCACACGTCCTATCGCGCGTTTGCGGGTGAACATGCAGTCTGGATCGAGAGACCGTTTGAGGATACGTATGATTTCGTGGGAAATGTGATCTGGGATGGAAAGCCCAAGTTCACATACACGAGGGATATTCCTCCGCTTATTGCAGAGTTGCGGACACACGATCAGTTTGCCATTCTACTTCGCATTCTCGAGGGGATTGATCCATGGTCGATTCCATATGGATCGCGAACGGAGATGTTTGAGAGTGCGTACACGGCCTGTTACTATCTGGGCAAGCTTGACGAGGCGCAACGATGGCTCTCGTATTTTGAGTTCGCAGATGTGACACCGCAGACCGTGGTCAATTCCAACTTTCTTATCGGCCACCTAGGAACAATCGTTGCGTCGTTCGATCCAAATCGGATAGCAAAGGAGTCTGAAGTGGTCATTGTCTATGGAAACTACCCAGATGGACACCTTGCGCTTCCAGCAACGAGAACGATGTATCGCCACGTCTCTCTCTTTTCCCAGATTCGCCACGCCGTGGTGGAGTCGCATCCATGCTGGGACTCTGTGGACATTATCTACATTCTCAATCTGGAGGGCCGATCGGATCGCTACATGGAAACCCTTGCATCATTGTCTCGAGTTGCCGCTCCTCTGCAAAAGGTCCATCACTATGTTGGAACGCGCGACCTGCCTCCCTACGTGGGAGCAACCAAGAATCACGTCGATGTCATACGCCATTTTCAAGAGTCCACGCATTCGACGTGCCTGATTCTAGAAGATGATATCGTATTCACGGACGATACGGAACGCGTTCAATCGTCCATCCAGTCCTTTTTCCAGAGACCCTACGACTACACTATCTGCTTTCTCTCCCTGAGCCGTCTTGGAGATCGACGGCCGCATGACGATCTTCTGTCTGAAAGCAAGCAGTTCTGCACGACCTCCGCTGCATATTTCTTGACGAAGCGGACGTCGCATGCCGTTCTTGCGGTTGTTGATGAAGGACTGAGAAAGATCACTGCAGGTGAAGGATATCAGAACGAGGGGTGTATCGATACCTATTGGTGTGGACGCCTGCCGCACCTCTATTTTTTCAAGAACAAGCTGGCCTTTCAACGGCCGTCGTATTCTAACCTCAAGAAGTGCGTTGTGGCATACCTAGATTGAGTACGGCAAAGCAACCCAGTCAAGCGACGTAAACGGAATATCAACCTGAGTAGGATTGGCATCGGCAAAACTGACGTAACACGTAACCGTTGTGGGGTCGGACAACCGACACGACAAACAGTACTCTACGGCTGCCGACTTGAACACGAAGGGCAAGGTGATGCGCGTCACCTTATCGATGGATTGCGTCTCCACGAAGAGATGATAGTACTTCCGCGGCTTTGAATACTCCACCATGTGCACCAGGGTCCAGAACTTGTCGCCGACCAAGATCGGCGGTGCGGATCCACAGAATGCGGAAAACAGCGGAGGTGTCGGAATGGAGCGACGAATCTCCCTGCGGTCAAGAACCTCAAACGGCGACCATCCGTAGATCATCATGTCCGTCCCATGGATCGGAAGCCAGTTCTTCTCACACTGCCGACTGTGCGGAGACTCAAGCACCTTGCAGTCAGAATACGTTCCGTCAACACCATACCGTCCGTTGAGAAGACGGACCTTTCCCTCGGCGTGTTCCTGCGTTGTGGCCACAAACGAGAGTCCATCTGTGCTCTCGTACAGCCTCAGGTCCTCGAGGCCCTTCACGTGGTGAGGAAACTTGGGCATACCCACGGTCTTGTCCCACATCATGGCCACGACCTCCATGGTCTCCAGGTTCACATACGCATTCTCTGTAAGAACGGGATGGTTCAGAGGCGTCTTGTACTCTCCGTTCTCCATCCAATAGTTGATGTAACGGACATTAGCCATCGGGTAGTTGCACACGGAAATTGCCGACGGCGTGAAGTTGCCGAACGGATCGGGAAGTCGCGATCCCAACTCCGTGTGCTTTGCGACGATCGGCTGGACATAGAACTGAAAGTTGAAGATGACATTGGTCCGATTGTGGTCTGTCTTGAGGAGGTAATCAACGCAGACGCGCAGACCCGCCTTGCGATTGGGTTGAACATAAAAGTCAAGGATCGTCCGCTCGTAATCAAAGAGATAAGTGTAGACATCTGTCTCAATGAACAGAGAGTCCTTCGTCATGGGCACGTTCTTGCCGTCGATCAGATACTGGTAGGCCTTGAAGTGTTTGGAGTGCTCGCGGAAGTGCTTGGTCAATTGGTAATGGGCCTCGGCGCGCGTCGGGCGCAGCGCAATTGCCTTTTGCATCCAGCATTCGAACTTGGGGATATTGTTCAACTCGAGGTAGCACTTGCCGATCATGTAGTGGCTATACCAAATCTCCTCGTCCCATCCACCCGTGATAATGCGCTTCTTGTACATTTTGCGGGCATCGTCCCAACGCCGCAGGCAGTGATACGACTGAGCGAGATAGAACATGTAGCGACCATTTGTCGGCTCGTCTTGAAGACCCTTCTCCAGCAGACGGACATCGCGCTCGAACTTGTCGGACTTGCATCCGCCGTCGTTGCGGTCATCGATATAGCACACTGTCTTGGGCAGGTGCTTGGTGGGTCCCGACCAGTACTCGTGCGTCACGCCCACGCACGACCACGGGTAATCCATGCGAACCAGACGCGTGTTTGGATACTCCAGAGTTCCCGCCATCTGCACCACCGTGTATCCAGCCTCTGTCAAATTCTGCTCCTTGAGACTTCCCACCTTGAACAGCATGTCTGCATCCAGCAGAAGACCGTAGGTATCCTTGAGGTCCCAGCACTGCTCCTTGATGAACTGATATGCCCGAGTGAAGCTAACGGACCGATTGTATCCGAAATCACGCCACGGCTCGACAGTCACACAACCGACCCGCGTAGTGAGAAACTCCTCAGCAATCTCAACGGTGGTGTCTGTAGAGCCCGTGTCAAGAATGCAGAAGGCATCCGCCACCTTGTCCACGGCCTCCAGACAACGCTTCAGGATGGCTGACTCGTTCTTGACCATGAGAATCAACACGAGCTTCATCTGCGTCGGTTTATGAAAACCAGACTCCTCGCGTGTAAACAAATGTCCACCGACTTTGTCAAGCAGACCCTTCGTGAGAATCTTGGACGCGTCGTGATCCCCCACGTGGCCGACGGCTTCTGGAGTATCTACGATAACGCCAAGTCGGCGTGCGAGCGGAACAAGCAGCCTGATCAGATTCTCCGCACGTTCCAGAATCTCCTGACGCAGGTCCCCAAGTGGACGCCCGAGACCCTCAAGAAGGAGGTGGATCGCATTGCCGCCGCATCCAAGTGCGATTACATGGAGGACCTTCTGCTGGGTGTGTTTGTCAGCTACATCCGTGCGTTTGCCTCTCTCCAACAGGTCAAGTCGGAGCATGTGGACATTCCGTTCACGCGTCCGTCCATGGAGGTGTTTCTCCACAAGTTCTATGTGATGGCCGCCCGTGGATTCTGGTCGAATGCGTACATGTTCAAGACGGTGGGCGTGACCTCCGAGCAGCAGGCCCGTAACCGTCGCGACATTGAGGTGATGCTGGCTGACGTTCTGAACGAGGTGATTGACAGTTTCATTCCCTGGAAGGATATCAGCAAGGCGTACTTCAAGGCTCCCGAGGAGGGCGCCACACTGCCCCCCGTTCCCGAGCCTGTGGCGGCACCGGCCCCTGTGCCTGTCGCGGAGGAGCCGAAGCCTGCCGTGAAGTTTGGAGAGAATGAGACGCAGGAATTTGAGTCGGAGACCGAAGAGAGTGACGACGACGAGCCCCCTGCCATCAAGCTGGGCGAGGATGTCGGACTGGACGAGGACGACTTTGAGTCTGAGTCTGAATCCGAGGCCGAGGGAGAGGTGGATGTGAAGCCGTCCTCTGAGGCAGTCGCGTTGAATCTGTGAGTTGAAAAAGATGAGAGCCAGACAAATGGACGAGGTGTACTACTACGCCATGATTGTGGGAGTGGTGGTGGTCGTTGCAGCTGTCTTGTATGTGATGGATCGCAGGTCCAAGGAGGAGCCGATGGTCTTCCTTGACGGGGCGAAGATTGCAGCTGGAGCGGGTACGCTCGCAGGTGGAGTCGTCTTTGCATTGGGTGGATCGGATGGTGTGTCTGCGGCTACAGAGCCCGTGGTTGCGGCTGTGCAGGATATGTTCGTGGGAAAGCCCGAGTTCTAACGCTGTCTAGGATCCGATCCCGCTTCCATCCCCATCGGTGGCGGCGGGGCTTCAAAGTCGTCAGGCGAGAACTTGCGAGAGTTGGTCATTTTCTCGTCCTTCGGCAGAGACATCAGAGCATAGAGCGCAACCAGAAACACAAACGTATGGAGAGCAAACCCAACCGCCGTAGGGCAACCGCCTTTCGACGCTACGGCGCCACCAAACAACCGAGCCGTCAACCTGAACGAGGTGGGACTCGCCACCAAAAAGAACAGGAGAGCCGAATACAGCGAGTACTTGAACTTCAATCCTTCGGTGAGTGCCATTATCCTTCAATCAGCAAAAAGTGCTGCCCTGCGGGAATCCGCGGCACCACGAACTGCTTGAACCTGGCCATCTCCTTGCGAGGCACCGCCGTGTCCTTGCAGTAACGCGCAATGGCCTTGTACAGACCGAATCCGTGATAGCGATCGTGATTGTCACGCTTAGAACGGAACATCACCGAGGATCCGTCGGGCAGTGTGGTCCACGCCAGGAAGAGATCACGCAGCGGGCTGTCGGTCGGCGCATCGGGACCCTTCGGGAACATATCCCAGAACACCGACGATGCAAACCGCACCAAGTCAAACGACGGGTTCAGGCCAATGCGCGGGTGCGACTGGTCGTAGAACGGCTCGCAATTGTACTGTCCACCCGCCTCCTCGTCGGGCTTGAACTGGCTGCTGAGGAAGAGACGCGGCTCCTTCATGCCCTGGAGTTTCACCGACACGCCCGCACGATCAAAGTCGATGATCTTGATCAACTTGCCATAGGTGGGAATGGCATAGCAGGTGCCACCGATATTGTAGTAGAGGAACTCCTCTGTCGTGGGCACGAACATGACGTTATTGCCGTGGAGATCATTGTGGACAAATCCGCAGGTGCGCTGGGCGTAAGCAAGGGCCACCACAATCTGCGCGACCCAAGCCGTGTGATGTGCAGGGTCGCTCGAAACCTTGAGCAGATCGTAGAACGTTCCCTCGCAGGCCTCCATGACGGTGGTGATTACGGGCACCTCCATGAAGGTGGCCCACGCAAACGGCTCGTCATCCTCCTCTTCGGATCCCTCCTCTTCGGAGTCTCCGTCGCAGTCACAGGACTCAATCTCGTAGACATCCTCATCGTCCTCCTCGGAGTCCTCGCTGTGCTCGCTGGACTGGATCTCGTATTCCTCAATCACCGATCCTGCGTGAGGAGTCTCCACATGTGCGGCATCAATGTCCGTGGTTTCCAGTTCAATCGTCGCATCCTCCAAGTCCACCGCCGAACGACGGCCGCGCGTGTGCGTGAAGCCGCCCTCCGTCCCCTCCTCACGAAGACGGAGTTCGAAGGTCTTGCCGATCTGATCCGCAAACCAGGGGCGATCGCAGAGATCCTCGTAGTCGTCGGAGATGTTCAGTTCGTGCTTGGTGGCCACGGCTGTGTACACGCCAAACACCTTGGGAAAGTGAGCACATCCCGTTGCCGACAGGGCGACAGAGGCCAAGGCGCCCACATACCCTGCTGTGTGGGGACTCTGGGTCTGCTCGTCCATCTCCTTGGCCACCTCGGCGGGCTTCGGGAGGGACGGTACGGCATACACACCCTTCATGGTCTTGAAGGGGCTCAGGACCATGGTTGTCTTGCGGTGAACAGCCAGTGTGCGTCCCTTGGACGTCTTGACGTGAGTCGCATCGACAACCGAGTCAATCTCTTCGGGGAGCCTCACTCCATACTCCGACAGGTTCGACAGCCGCTCCGTCTTGAACAGGGTCTCCAGGGGAGGAAAGAACGGCTGGACATGCGCGAGGTTCCAGTGGGTGCCATCAACCTTCGGAGAGCGATGCAGTTTCAAGTCCAGAGACTGAGTCCTTAATTCCTTCACCATTGTCTTCAGATGGAAGGAATGAAACACTGGGTCTGAACGCCTACATTCTTTCCACAGGACAACACAAGATGAACTTTTCGCTGAAGAAGTTCGATATTGGGATGATCAAGGGTCGGTGTGAGATTGACTCTCGCAAGAGCCCGATGATGGTGGTGATTGGTAAGAAGGACACGGGCAAGTCCTTCTTGGTACGCGATATCCTGTACAATTGCCAGCAGGACTTCCCTGTAGGCACGGTGATCTCGGGCACGGAGGTGGCCAACGAGTTCTTTCAGCATATGGTACCCTCCAAGTTCATTCACGACAAGTACACACCCCAGATTGTCATGAACGTCATCAAGCGCCAAATGACCATGAAACAGAAGCGCAACACCGCCAAGAACGGAAGTGGCGGGCAATCCAATATCGATCCTCGCGCGTTCCTGATTCTCGACGACTGCCTCTACGATGCGTCGTGGATCAAGGAAGAGTCCACGCGCTACGTGTTCATGAACGGCCGTCACATTGACATGATGACCATTATCACCATGCAGTATCCGTTGGGCATCACGCCGAATCTCCGCACCAACGTGGACTTTGTCTTCATTCTTCGTGAGAATATCCTAGGTAATCGTCGTAGGATTTACGAGAATTACGCAGGTATGTTTCCGACGTTTGAGATGTTCTGCACCTTCATGGACCAGTGCACGGAGAACTTCGAGTGCCTGGTGATTTGCAACAACGTGAACTCCAACAAGCTGGAGGACCAGGTGTTCTGGTATAAGGCCGCGGAACACCCACCGTTTCGGATGTGCGACTCAAGCTTGTGGGCCAACAATCAGCCGTTCCACTCGGCTATCC